GTCTCAGACTACTAGAATCTAGCCTTCCTTCAGGATGTTGTCCACGCGGAAGATTCTGTAGTATTGGTTAGAGCGAGCAGCAGCCAAACCATCAGCAGGGTTAGCACCAACAAATGGGTTGGAAGCCATGCCGTAACGAGTCTTGAACCCGATACGTGGTTGGAAGTCGTTCTCACCAACTGCACGAACCATAGTTAATGGAACGTATGGGCAGTAGAAGACACCAGCGTCATATGGGTTAGTACCCTTATAACCAACAGTGATGTAGTCAGTAGTGGCGTATGGATCAATGTAAACCTTGATCTTGCCATTTAGTACACCAGCAAAAGTGTTGCCTGTGTCATCAACGTTTAAGCTAGTAGACAATGCAGGAGCATAGTCAAGCTGGCCAGAAGCAGCCAAAGCAGTAGCAACGTCAGAAGAACAGATGATGAAGTTACCCTTACCGCGACGAGTGTCTTTTGCGATTTGGTTAGCTTCACGATCTAACTGAACAACTAGACCCTTGAATTTCTCTGCAGACCAACGGCCGTCAGCATCAGTGGTCAAGTCGAAGATACCGTTCTTAGCAGTGTTGCCAGTGGCAGCACCAGTCTTGGCTTGGCTGTTGATAGTACGGATAACTTCACGGTTGATTTCAGCAAGAATCTCTGTGGATAGAATGTTAGCCAATTCTGTCTCAGCGTCCAAACCATGGATAGCTTTCAAGTCTTGTGCTAATTCTAGAGTGTATTCTGCTTTCAAAGCACGAGACTTCGCAGTCACGGTAGCTTTGTCAATGGAGAAGCCCATTTCAGCAAAAGCAGACTCACCAACAGTACCCAACTGTTCAGCGTTAGCAGTAGTCATACCACCACCGAAGGTAGCAGCAGTACCAGCAGAGTCAACGTTGGCATAGCCACCTAGGCCAGAAGGATCTGCACCTTGAGAGCTGCCAGAGTCGCCAGAGAAGCCAGAGATAGCTTCGCTAAACAATGCTTCGTCGTTAGCAGTAGCGCCAGCGCGAGTGGTCTTGTACTTGGACTTCATAGCGAAGATCAAGCCAGTAGGACCAGACATTGGTTGAACACCACAAACGTCATATGCCATTAGGTTAGGCATAGCGCGACGAACGAGGCTGATTAGAACTGGGTTCCAGTTAGCAACGTTGCCAGTGTTGTTAGATGCAGCATCTTCGTTCAAGCCACCGAAGCTTGATTCTTGAGCTGCTTGCTCGGTTAGAGCTTTTTCAGTGTTTTCCAGTACGGCTGCGGTAACAGAACGCTTGTGTGCATCTTCGATTTTACCAGCAGACTCTTCGTTTAATACTGGAGACCATTTCTCTACGAGACGATCATAAGTTTCCATAATTGGATCTCCTAATTACTTATTTGTTTTTCTTAACGCGTGTAAGTATTTTTCCATCATTGGTGATATTTCTTCAGCTTCATCAGCGTCAGTCAGATCTTCAACAATAGACTCGGTTGTGGCTTTCTTAGCAAAGTACGACTCTTTCAAAGTTGCAACTTTCGCAGCAAACTCATCGGAGGTACCAAAGTCAATAGACTCTGCTAAAGATTTTAGCTTTTCAACTTGAGTTTCAGCAAGGTCACGGGACGCTTCACGAATGATCGCTTCACGCTTGTAGCCTTCCAATTCTTCAGCAAGTTTCATAGCTTTTGCCGTAGCATCGTTGAACTGCTCTTCCAGTTCTTCGTTTGCTGTAGCAAGTTCGTCAACTAGGTCGACTTTGCTTTCTGGGACTTCAACATAAGATTCAACGAATAGGTCTTTCAACTTATCCATGAAACCTTCTGCAATCTCGGAACGTAGACCGCTCTGGATTGCTAACTTGTTGTCTTCCATCCATGTCTCAACAACATAGTTGAGGTAGCTATCAACTTTCTCAACAAGATCAGTTTTAGTTTGAGCAACTTCTTCTGCCAATTGCTCAGCATATTCAGTTTCCAAACGATCGATCTCTTCAGAAAGTTTAGATTTTACCGCAGCTTCAAAGATTAACGCTGTTTTGGCTTTGAACTCTTCGGAAAGAGTAGCCTCAGATTCCACTAGAGCATTCAAGTCTTCACTGAAATCTCCATCTACCTGTACGTCTTCTACTTTCATGCCTTTAGGGGCAGCGACTTTTTGCGGCTTTTCGCTGTTCTGCTTGTCACCTTTGCGAGCTTTCGCTTTAGGACCAGCGTCTTCAGCTTTGTCATTAGCAGCAAAGGATTGCTCCTCTGCGTTTTTAGGATCATGAGTTTGAGCTTCTTCGATTCTCTCGTCGAGCTCTACTTCTTGATCTAAAGTTTGATCAGTCATGCTAGATCTCCTATTATAACTTATTTTTCAGTAACGAGAGGAAATTCTTAAACTCACGAGTCTGGACCTCATAGAGATCCGCACGTGGAGCCTTTTTAATTTCAGTCTCCATTTGTTCAATTACTTGAGCTTCAATGATTCCGTTATTCCAGACCCACTCTACACCTTCCATGATTCCATTTACAAAAGCAGTCGGTGCTGATGGATCTTGTACAATATCAACTGTATTAAGAATAAAGTCGTCTTTAACGTACATCGTACCATTTCTTTGCTCAAGGCTACCCATACCACGAGTTGAAACACCCAGTTGAACGCCACCTTCGAGTAAACCTTTTACGATATTACCCATCGGAGTATCCAATATGCGTGCCTTTCCGATCACATCATTTCCCTCAAACTCGAGAGACTCAATGAGATGCGAAACCTTATCTAAGTTTACAGTAGGACCTTCAGGGTGATTCAATTCACCTACTGCACGCTTAGTTTTAATCTGTTC